GTATTATCACTCATAAAATCAACTTTCATTGTTGAACCAATTGTATACATTTTTAAATACAACTTTTGATTAAAATCGTATACTTCAGTTGGAATTGGGGTTGTATATGTAGTTACTAGTGTATTTACTTTAACTGCAAATTCAGTTAATAATAAAAAACCATCATTTTGTAGTCCAAATTCTGTAAAAGTATTATTTACAGCTAATGGATTATGATCAAAACCATCACTTAATAAAAAATTACCTGTATTTACGGGATGTGTTTGAACTAAAATATTTAAGTTATTACTACCATCAACAAGACCTAATGCCGCTTTATCAGTTGCAGACATAATAATCCAATCACCTACTGATAATGGATTAGCTGTATTAGTGTAATGTACCCATTTAAACGATGTTGTATTTGCTATTTTAGTAAAGAAATAATCACCAGTATTAATACGACCATTATAAAAATCTAAATACATACGTGATTGTTTTGCAACAACCCCATAATTAGCAGTACCTGTAACTCCATTACGAGTTTCAATACCAGCTAAAGCGCCAGATGTAAATGGAGATTGTATACCAAATTCAAAATCAGTAAAATAGAATGTGAATGCTCCAGCAGCTGATGCTGATCTAATATTTATACCTGTTGATACTGTTAAAACTATATTTTTATCACCACTACCGGATGTAAAATTATCTACCCATACAGCTGATGTTAAGTCTACTTTGTTACCACTATTATCAATTATTGTTGATAAAGAAAGTATTTTTTTAGTTACTAATTCATTAAAGAATAAGATTCTTCTCCATGCTCTATAATTTGATTTTGTCTGTAGAGCTGTATTTTGGAATGTAATATTTAATACATTGTTTGGTGTTGCTGCTACAAATACATCATTTGTTAAAGAAGTACCAATTGTTAATCCAATATAACCAGCATCATCAATTGCTACTGGTACATAAATATTATTAAAAGTACCTCCTAATTGAGCTTCTCTAAATACATAACCATAAACAATTGCGTTGTTTGGCATTGACGCCGGTTTTGTTAAACCTGGTATTGGAGATGATAACGCTTCAGTTATTGGATTAATTGTAATATTAGTTACTGCATTAAATGTTGCTGTACCTGGTGCTATTGTCACAACACCATTTTGATCTAAATAAACTGCGTCATAACGATAATTTGAACCAACTACTGTTGGTGCAGATAATGCTGCAAATGTTAATGATACCGTTGATAAGTTTAACAAACTATTATTAATAATAGCTGTTGCTGATGTTGCAGTGTATGTTAAAATTGGTGTACTTAACGTAGATGGTGTAGTTGTATTAAATACTGATGTTATTGTTAAACCAGTTACCAATCCGTTTGTAAAAATACCTTTACGAGCTCCAGTTGGACCAACTGTTGGTGCTCCAATTGCAATTGAATTACCCAATTGGTCTAACAATATATTACCGTATTGATCAATTTCTTGAATTGTGTCTTGATAACTCATAAAATCTATTTTAGATTTATCTAAATCAACAAGTGTTTGACCAATAATATCTACTCTACCATTTGGAAAATCTGTTTCTACTTTATCAATATCAAATGCACAAAAAATACCAGTACGATCTGTGTCATTATTAATCACTGATTCAATGAAAATATTACGATTATTGGCATCTCTAAAGAAAGGAATTAATGAACAATCGTAAACACCTAATGTAGATACTGCACGATCACGAGTAAAATCATCTACCATTGACTTTCTAATACCACTAGCTGCAAAATATTTTGACCAATAAGGATCTGCTGCTAAAGTAACATAATTTGAATAATCACCTTTTACAATAACAACTCTAACAATATAATCGCTAATCAAGTCATAACGACTCATCCATGTTGGAACTTTCGCTGCTGAACCATACCATACTTCAGCTGTTAAATTAAAACCAGCTGCTGGTGATTTAAACATAAAAATAGTTGACTTACTATCACCTAAATTCGTAAAATGCACCATTTGTTGGTTATTATTAGCAAAGAATAAAAAAGATTCAGTATCACGTTGCCAAAAACCTGCTTTATTGAAAAAATCATCATATTGACGATTTAAAACAGGTAAATTATCATATTGAGCTGCTACTGCAACTGATTTATAATTTAATTGATCTAAACTTGTAGTTCTTAACAAATTCATTGCCCATACTGGACCAGTTTGTGTACAAACATCTATTGTACGATGAAAAAAACTACCTTTCTTTTCTAAATTACGGTCAATATCACCAAAGAATCTAAAACGATCTTGAGGATTTTTTACATAAACAGGACGATTAAATACTGTTCCTTTTTTCGAAAAACCAGGAACAAAATTAACCACAGCCTCCTGTGGAGCTGGTGTATCTATCACTGAATTATTTATTTCTTCAATAAATATGCCAGCTCTTTTATAATCTGATACGTTAATTGCCATTATGTGTGTATCTCTATATTTTTATTATATATTTGTCAAATAAGGTCTAATTCTGCAACATTACCTTCTACCAAATCTACCAACACCTTTTCCTTTACTAATTGCATTAGACAACTGTTTATAACTCAATCCTTTAGGATTCCAATCTAAATTCATTGCTTGATCAATTAATTTTTTCTTTTCTGGTGATAGTTCTGTATACATATCTAAACATCTCTGTTTATATTCAATGCTTTGCATAATTGATGCTGCTTGATTAACTTTTGTCATTACTAAGTCATCATGGCCCGAATCTGCCTTATAAGTCCATGAAGAATGCGTTTCAACTTTAATAAAATTATCCATTTGGTCAATACTACTAGTTTCATTAACTGCTAATAAGTCACTTTCTACACAATCTATATAGTCTTTAACCATATCTTTTTTATTAGAACTGACCCGGATTCCAATTTTTTTATATTTATCGTTAGCATTATGTCTAAATCTTATAAAAATATAAGTACCATATTGATTGTTTTGTTCAAATACATTTGGTAGCGCTTCCATAAACATACCACCGGCTCTGCCATTAATTTCAACAGTTGATAAGACCTTATTTGGATTTAACCATTCAAAATGAATTAAATAAAACAATTCGGCAAATTCTCTAGGATGTAATCTATTGTTGTGATAAATACCAGTTTGTTCTAAATAGAATGCCTCACTAACTGTTTTTATTTGATTTTCTTTTAACCATTGATCCGATCTAACCATTAACCTATAGAAATCAATAACAGAAGAATCTTGACCAAGACCTTCACTAATATCAACACTAGTAAACCAATGCCATTGACCTCTGGTGCTTGGATCAAAATTTGGATGCCATTGTAACTGAAATGGAAATTTTAATCTTTTTTCAAAACCAGTTTCTTGTGAAATATATTCAACTCTACGATCATCTAATCTCATACATGTTTTTGTATTTAGTATTCTTTTAGCACCTGAAACGAATTGTAGATCATATTCTTGTGAAAACTCATCTGGACCACCAATTAGTTTTGTTTCTTGTTCTCTCCAATTAGTAACTTCACATGCTGAACTAAAAGTTCCATCAACACACGTTAGCTGTCTAATTATCTCGGCTTCAGTCTTTCCTTCAATATGTGGTATTCTAAAAAAACTTCTTTTACCATTATCTGTCGCTTCTTCATCTTTAATCCATTCTATTCCATGCCCTGTTAAAGCTGTAGAAATTGTTTCTTCAGTCCAACCTCTACTCCATAGTTCTCCTTGTAATGGATATACCTTAGTATCTTGTCTACCTGGAACTTGCCACCATAGGACTTTGACAAAAGTATATGGATTTTTATCTGGATGACCAACTGGTAGCTGACTACCCATTACTAATTCTTTAAATAGATTAGCACCATTTGGTGTTGATGTAATAATAATTTTACTATTTTTAATTGATGAAACTGTTGGTACAGCTGCTTTATAATAATGACGAGCTATTGTATTTGGAATATGTGCAAATTCATCCATATACAATAAGTCAATAGTAAAACCAATTGCAGGTTCTTTTGAACGTGCTTGTGATTTAATTCTGCAACCATTATCAAAAACAACAGCTTTGCTATTCCAATTTTTAATACCTCGTTCTAAAAAGAATGGTAGCTGCTGATAAATATTTTTTATTTTATCAATGATTTCAATAACAGTATCATTTTTATTTGCAACAATCATTACACCTTTATTTTCATTAAATAAACAATAATGTAAAATAGTAATTGCAGCTGTTATAGTTTTACCAACTTGTCGAGAAGCCATTAAAAGAACATACCGTGATTTATCATAAGCATCTAACATGCCATATTGATAATCGCGCAGCTTCATTTGTTTAACAGTACCGTCTTCAGATTTAATTTTACAATAATTATTGGCAAAATATTGAATATCAACTTTACACCGTGCATATTCGTCTATTTCTGACTGAGTCCAACCAAAAACACATCCAGCCCGTCTAACACCAATATTATTTTTAAACCAAGGATTCATATATCTTGGTAAACTAACACCATCTCCTTGTTTTTTGATAATTTTTTCTACTTCTTGTGTAGTAAAAACAAATTTACGTTCTATTAATTCTTTCTTTTTTTTAGTCATCAAATCATATCATATTCATTTTTAAATGCAGATTCGTTACCTAATTCCTTAATAGTTTCTGCTTTCCACACTAGGTCTCTATTTGGAACTTGCCACCACTGTACAAGGTCTACAGTCCAAACTGTTTTACATGGATCATCTTTATGTCTATTTGCATCCTCAATTAATTTATCTAAACAATCACTTTGACACTTTCTTGTTTTAACTATTATTTGAGCATCATTCCCAACTAAATCTGCTAAATTATTAGCTATTGGTTTTATATCCTTCGGATCAACTATCCAAACAATATCAGATTTTGGATCAATTTGTCCAAATTTAATTAAACCTGTTTCAAATTGAATTAATTTATTTTGATCTAATTTTTTAATTCCGGATTGTAAATAGAATGGAATTGATTTATATAATTGAAATAATTTATCATAAATTTCATTAGAGTATAATTTTTTTGAACAAACAATATTAATAGTATAACCTAATATAGCTCTATGTATTAGATATAAACCGGTGATTAATAAATTACCACATTGACGACTATGCCATTGAATCAATAGCTTATTAGTTTTTAGTTGTTCAATACAACGAATTTGATATTCTCTTAATTCAATATTTGCTCTATTTCCAAATAGAACTAATTGATCCTGGTCAAAAATATGAATCCAATCTTTTATTTGCTGTCTAGACAAACGATTCCAATCTTTAATGCCACTTCTTCTAGTATTTTCAATGTTTCTAAATGTTACATTTTTATTCATTTTAAAAGTATTTTAATTAATTTAATTATATATTTAGCTTTAAAATGAAGAAAGAAGCTCTTTTTAAGCTTCTTTCTTTTTACAATTAATTTTCCAATTAATTCTATTTTCCATTTGATACCATTCTAAATATTTAAGTTCTTGTTCTAAATCGCATGTTAAATTTCTATCTATTAAAATTGACATAATATATTGAATTATTGCTTTTACAATTTCTTCTTTCGAGGACTGAAATAATATGAATTGTATTGGAATAACAGAATAAGAATTGGTATCTTTTTGATCTTTTAAAAGAGAATTGAATTGGTGATTAGTATCTAACCACCAATAGAATTCACTTAATATTTCTGTTTGAGTTAACATTTATTTTAAATTAAGTGTTATTTGTCTTTTTGCTTTATTAATTGCAACAACAACAACTTCTAACTTTTGACCTTTTTGATAAGAATCTAAAGAACTTGTTAAAACACTACTATGTAATAAGCCTCGTGTTTCATAATCTAAAGAAACAAACAATCCAATATCTTTAACTGAATGAACTGTACCGGTTAATGTTTGACCTGTATAAATAGAATCCCAAAGAGATTCTTTTTCTACTTGTGACAAGTAAACAGTTTGTCCAACAATATCTTTAATTAAGAAAGGAATGCTTTCACCATTAAGTATTGCTCCTGAATCTAATTTAGTTGTCCATTCTGGATTTAAGTTTGTCTTATGAATCATACCAGTTAAGCATTGATTAAATTGAACAAAAATTCCAAAATCTTTATAACCGGTTACTTCACCTTCTAATCTATCTCCACGTTTTAGTTCTTTAATTTTTTCTGGTATTAACGTTTCTAAATAACGTTTATGTGATACAACATATTGTGGTTGGCCATCTTTCATTGATGAATCTAATAACACTTCTATCTCTTTGCCAATAATTGAACTTGGATCAGCTAATTTATTAACCGATGTTAGTAAGTGCGGCATAAAAAATTCGTGTTCTTGTTCAGAAATATTTATTTTAACTAAATATCCAGCGTGATTTGCTGATACTGGAATTCCAGTCAAAACAGTACGCGCTTTAACACAGTGGTCTAAATAAACTTGTAATTCTTGCTGAAAAGAATCAGCAACTGACCCAATAGCAACAAAACCATCATTAGTATCACCAACATGTGTTAAAATAACAGATACTTTATCTCCTATAGCAGAACCATTTAAAATTAATTGTTCACGACTGGTAGCTGGAATTTGAATATCACATTTACCATAAGCAAATAAAGTGTATTCTTTATCTGTAATTTTTGTAATTTGACCAACTAACTTTTGGCCGATTTTTAATTGTCCTACTGAATTTCTCTGATCATATCCTAACAGAGCTGCTTCAAATTGAGCACGTTCACTTTCGGTGTACTCATTACGTGTAAAGAGTCTTTTACTCATTCATTTTTGTTTTAATTGTTAATAAAAAGATTAATTAAAATGTTATATTCTATTCCTAATAGATGTTTAATTTTTATTATTTTTTTGTAAAAGACCTTTTTTAATTAGTCGATCTCTAATCTTAACTGCTTTTTCAAATTCTTGTAGTTCAACTGCTCTTTGTAGTTGTTTAAATAAATCCGATTCTTGTTCTAATTGAAATAATGCATCATAAAATTGAAACAATTTTGATATATTGTGAATTTTTTTTGGTCGATCTGCTATTTTACCTTCTAAACGTTGCTCAAATTTTATTGATAGTGCGTTGTGTTTTAACAATAAATACGCCAGTGTTATTGGCATATCTTTAAAATGATCTAAAAATTTAACTAAATTTTTAATCTTTTTATCCATATTTATAGTTTGAACTTTATTTTACCACCAATTTTAGTTTCTTTAGGTATATCTGATTCACTGAATTGTTTAGCATTATTATAACACCATAGATCTCCACTAATCTCTTTAGGTAAGCCCTGTAATGAGGTCAACTTGTTGTTATAACAAAGAAATGACCTTCCAACAGTCTCTGGACTACCTTCTAATGAGGTCAACTGATTGTCGCTACAATCGAACGACTCTCCAACAGTCTGTGGACCTCCTTCTAATGAGGTCAACTTGTTGTCACTACAATCGAACGAACCTCCAACAGTCTGTGGACTACCTTCTAATGAAGTCAACTTGTTGTTATGACAATCGAACGACTCAGTCACCTCTTCTATCGACTGGAACCATGTTGGTAAAGAGGTCAGACCTAACTCACTACACTCTAAGTCACCAACAATCTTTCTCACTTTTATTCTACTAGGATCCAGATCCAACATCCAAGGTTCTACTTTTAAATCACCGTTCAAAATCTCTTGACCTAATCTTTTGCACATCTGCTCTCTCAACTCCTGTTGACGACCAACCAAATTGTGCGGCTTAAATATTGTCTCTTTATATACTTTTTTCATATTTATTTATAGTTTAAATTTTATTTTGCCACCGATTTTAGTGGTGGACGGTATATCTGATTCACTGAATTGTTTAGCATTATTATAACACCATAGATTTTCATCAATCTCTTTAGATAAACCTTCTAATGAGGTCAACTTGTTGCTATGACAATCGAACGAGCCTCTAACGGTTTGTGGACCACCTTCTAATGAAGTCAACTTGTTGTTATTACACCAAAATGACTCTCCAACGGTCTGTGGACTACCTTCTAATGAGGTCAACCGATTATTAATACAAGAGAACCAGCCTCCAACAGTCTGTGGACCTCCTTCTAATGAGGTCAACTTATTGTTATCACATAAAAAC